TTCATGATGTGGTCTCGAATAAATCGCCAATCGCCTTGCGCGCGCGGCGCGTCTGACGGGCATTCTCGGCGTGGTGTTGTGCGTCGTAACGCAGGTGGTGCAGATGGCACAGCGCCTTCAGGTTCTCGGGCCTCACGTCTTCCGGAATATGGTTGAGGTGAGCAATCGTCAGGACAATCCGAACCGGCGTGCCGCAGTAATCCGATTCGTGCGCGTAGCCACGCCACCAGCCGTTTGGCTCGTCGCGCACAGTCCCGGTATCCGGTTCGCGAAACGTGCCCTTGTCGCGTCCGCACCCACGCTGGATGACCGTGTGATTCTTGACGCGGCATTGCTCGCAGGCGTGTGCCGCGCGTTCTAGCACCTGTGCGCGAATCTCTGGCCAGTTCGCCGGATAGCGCCCGCGGTTCTCAGGCTTGATTGGCATGGAGGCCTCTACGCGTGATCGAGCAACAGAGCAGGCTGACGCAGCCGATCGCGCTGTAGCTGCCCATAGTCGACATTCAACTCGCAGCCGAGAAAGCGTCGGCCGAGGCGCTGCGCGACCTGTCCGGTAGTACCGCTGCCGAAGAATGGATCGAACACGACGTCGCCGACGCGAGATCCCGCGAGCACGCACGGCTCGACGAGCGCTTCGGGGAACGTCGCGAAGTGGGCACCATCGAACGATTGCGTCGGGATCGTCCACACGCTGCGCCGATTGCGTTTGTCGACGAGCTGGGACACAGCCGCCGAGAACGACTCGTTCTGCTTCACTCGCGGCTTGGGAACCTTGTCATAGCCGCGACCGAATCCAACACCGGTCCCTGTGTAGCGACCGACCGCGGTTCTATGGCCGCCGGGCCCCATGTCCCACCCGGACGGCTGCCGCGCTTTCGGATTCACGCCATTGCCGCGCGCATGCGCCGTACCGCTCACCGGCTCCTGCATGGCGTCGAAGTCGTAAAAGTACTTCTCGCTTTTCGAGAGAAGGAACAGGTACTCATGCGCCTTCGTGCAGCGATCGCGCACGCTCTCGGGCATAGGGTTCGGTTTGTTCCAAACGATGTCTTGGCGCAGATACCAGCCGGCGTCCTGCAGCGCGAAGGCGAGGCGCCACGGCTGGCCCATCATGTCTTTCGCCTTCAGACCTTCGACGCGCACGTCGGAGCGCGGGATTAGCGCATTGTCGCGACGCCGCGACTGCGTCATGGCACGCGCGGTTTTGGAGGCCTCCGAGGGTCCCCACGGCGCCCCGCGTGAACCGACATACGCATCACCCATGTTCACCCACGCGGTACCGTCATCGGCTAGCAGTTCGCGGCAGAGTTCGAACACGTCGACGAGCGTATCGATGAACTCGCGCAGCGTCAGTTCGCACCCGATCTGCCCGTCGACGCCGTAATCGCGTAGACCCCAGTACGGCGGCGACGTAACGATCGTCTGTACCTTCACGCCGTCAGCGATCATCGCGCGCATGGTGTCGCGGCAGTCGCCGAAGTGGCAATTGTTTATCCAGTCGGTCATGGGGAATTCCGAAAAAGCAGGGCGCCGACCAGGCCGCCCCTTGAAAACCGCAATCCCGGGGATCGGGACTGCCGTAACGGCTGGTTACGCTTCGATGCGCGTGCTGTCCTGTGCGAGGTCGCTACCGGCGAGCGGATCGCCTTCTTCGGCGACCTTCTCGGCGAGCGTCTTTTTCTTGCCTCCACGCGCTGCCTTGTCGACGAGATCAGCCTGCTTCTCAGTCGGCGGCGTCAGCGTTATCTCGATCTCGGTCTGTGCGAGGTGATCGATACGACCTTGCACGTCGGCACCCGGCTTCGAGTAGGCGCTGAACATCACCAACACCGTGCCGCCTGGTTGCAGGTCGAGACTGAAGTCGGAGAGTGCGACGTCGCCGAGCTTGATGAACGATTCTTCGCTCGCGCCGCAGTGATAGACCAATGCGTAGCCGGCCATTTCCTTTTTGATCTTGAGTGGCATGTGCACGCCGGCCAGCTTGCGGCTCGTCAGGTCGAGGTCTTCGCGCGGCAGAGCCATTTCCTGCTGACCGTCGTCGCCGACCTTCGGCTTACCGTTGTCCTTCTCGTAGAACGCCTTGCGCAGGCCCGGTTCGAGGATGTCGAGCACTGTGTTATCGCTCTGGTATTCGAATTTGACGCTGCACGCGTGCTCGCGCTTCTCGCCCTTGAACTCGGGCACATTGGTCACGCTGCGGACCTTGATCAGTTTGCGGTCGATGCTAAACATGGGTTCTCCTGATAGTGGCGGGGCGGTTACTGCTTCGGCTGACGCGCCGCGATGTCGCGGATACGGGCCTGGACAAACGCGGGCACGGCGCGCACTTCGCCGTTGTCAAACGAGGCGAATACGGGCCGCAGCACCTCGCGATCGGTCGAGGACATGTCCGCGTTGCGGATGCGGGCGACGAGGCGCCAGAGGTCGTTGGTTGCAGTCATGCGGCACCTCGTGCGCGGAGCATGGCGTCGGCGTATACGTAGGCATCGAGCGCCACATATTCCGGCGTGGAATTGTTGTGATAGCTGCCGCGCGATTCGTCGCCGGGATAGGCGAGCATTCCAGCGAGTGCCTTCGCCGCGAAGTAGTCGCGCAGCGTCATGCCGGCGCACAAACGCTCGTATTCGCTCACGGTGCCGACCGGGATATCACGCGTGTGGTGCATTGGGAATGCCGGTCCACCTTGGTCAATAAGCTTGCTCATGCGGCCCTCGCATAAAGGCGGCGAATCATGTCCTGCACTTCAGCCTCGAACTGCAGCAGGCCGGGCAGCAGCACGCCTTTGATGTACGCGTCGTCGCGCTCAATGCGCTGCGTGTACAGGCGCAGGTCGGCGCACATGCGCGGGTCATAGGAAGCAAAGAGCCACCATTTGCGCCCGGTCACGAGCATGCCGCCCTGAACCTGCGCGACGTGATCATCGGGCATGCCATTGAGCAGCGTGTTGATGTGCACGGCCTCGTCCATCGGGCACTTCGATTCGTAGCCGCCGTCGGCCTCAATCAGGCCGTCAGGCGACGCACCGATGAACGGGTAGGCGGGATGCGTGACAAATTCGGCCGTGCTGACGATGAAGCCGGTTTCCAGCTCGACCGCTTCCTTCGCGAACGCTTCGACGTCGGTTCCCCACTGCGTGGCTTTGCCGCCCACTTCATGGCGTGGCGTCGCGGCAAGGCGTTCGAACACGATCTCGCGCATGTAGCGGTTGCGTGCCTCCGTTGACTTGCGCGGCTTCGGCTGGCCCTTCTTCGGGCCGCTCTTGTAGACGTCGTCGGGATCACCGCCGGTGAAGGCGATTGCGTCAGCGAACCGGCTCGCGGTGAGCTTACCGGCGCGAGCCGCACGCCATTTGTCGGTGCGTTGCTCGATCGCGTCACTCATCGTCGCCACCCGGTTGACGTTGATCGTCCTGCGTACCCTCATCCGTCGGCTGCACGGTCTGCGCATTGGCCAGCTCGGCGATGCGATCGCGTTCGCGCGTCCCGATTGCCGCGCGATCTTCCTTCGGCAGCTTCGTCCACTCTTCCTTGAAGGGCTCGAAGCCGAGTTCCTTGGCGACCGTTTCGAGCGCGGAGATGATCTTTTCGTGGCGCTCGGTACGCTGCGGCCGCGCATTATCGGCAGCGCGTTGCGCTACTTGCGCGGGCGTCTGCTTGGCCTGCGCGTTCTGCGCCATGTACACCTCGCCGTCCTGAAGCTCATCCGGCGTGTAGACGCCGAGGATGACGTCTGGTGCGTGCAGACGGCCCCAGCGCTTCGCCGTCAGATAAGCGATCTGCTGGCGCGGATCGGCGACCCAGTTCGGTGAGTTGCGAACGTCGCCCACCTGCGCCATCGAGACTTCGAGCACGCGCGGCTCACTCTCGCCCTTGAGCAGTGCGGACACGCGGCACCAGTGATCTGAGCTCTTGTCCGTCTTGCCATTGACGCCTTTCCAGTCATCCGACCATTGGAAGTTGAGGCGCGTCGACAGTGCCGGCGACGAGTTCAGCACGGCGATGACCAGCTGCGCTTCATAGCCGAGCGTGCCATTCACCAGGTGCGTTTTCTGCGCGACCGAGAACGGGTTCATGCCCCACTGCATGGCCTGCAGGCTGACCGCGAAGCAGTCGCCCTGATT